GCTAGATTAGATTTTATTGTAGCAATAGGAATATAGATATGCAATTAGAGCAGCTTTACAAATACTTGTGTCAATCTCCCTGTGATATCAACGAACACCTTCCCACGCTGCGGGATCTAGCCTCACAGGTGGACACAGTAACGGAATTTGGTACACGCCACGGAGTTAGCACCGTGGCATTATTAGCAGGACAGCCTAAAAAGCTAACTTGCTACGATATAGATCCTAAGTGGAATGATTGGAACGAAATCTTAAAACTTCGGGGGAAAACTGAGTTATCATTTAATGTTCAAAATACTTTAAAGGTTGAAATAGAGCCTACAGATTTTTTGTTTATTGACACTCTTCACACCTACGATCAACTGATCGAGGAATTGCGATTACACTCATCCAAGGTGTCTAAATACATCGCTTTACATGATACTGTTACTTTTGCTCACGTAGGGGAAGATCCAACCAAAGCAGGACTATGGGATGCAGTTTCTGAGTTTATTTTTGATGAAACTTTTCAGATTAAATATCACTATCAAAACAATAACGGATTAACAGTTTTAGAGCGGATAAATTGACAAGAAAAACCCCCTTTCGGGGGCTTTCATGCTCAATTCAAAAAACTATAGACTAACTTTATTCTATTACAGCATATCGCACCGAGGCGCGATCAGTACCAGAAACGTTAGCTCTAAAGGTAATAGTTTGGTCGGGAGTTGATGGGGAGATGGAGAAAGTTCCGTTTCTCGTCATCTTAGGAATATTTACAGCAATTCCTTTAACGCGAGTTCCCACAATAATTCCGTTGAATTGCAGATTGTCGATTACTTGAGCGGATGCTCCGTAACCAACAGTAGGAACTCCTGAGTAGGTTTTTCTTACCATATACTTCACGGCTCTACCAACAGCAGCAGAGCTAAAAACTAAGGTTCCTGCCGTTAGTTGAACGTCGTCAAACAAACTCGGAACCGTTGTCTTTACCTCTAAGGGGACAATATTACTTTGGTTGTCGTCAACAAAAGTAACCTGAACGCTGGCAACGGTTGCACCAGTTAGATCGCTGTCAGTAATTGTAAAGGGAGTGGTAGGAACAGTCCCAGTTTTTACGATAGGTAAAACAAGAGAAGATGTTACCTGAGCAAATTCGCCAATCAACCATTGTAGGGTGATCCAGTCAATGCTTTGAACCCCCATATCTACGGTAGTTTCTGTTGCGGATATGTAAGTGTCAACGTTGGCTAAAACGCCATCTACATATCCTTGAGCTACAGTTTCAGTCCCTGCCGTGTTAATCGCAAAAGAGCTTAATAGGGGGAATAACCCTGCTAATTGCCCTTGAGGAGTATTGGTGTCGGGTGAAATAAAACCGTAGTTTTTCATTCCTTTAAAAGCCATTTGAAACCTCCTAGTCTGGACTTAGTAAAACAGCATAATCAAGACCGCCGGGGCTTCCGGTTTTGACCGCACGAGCGCGGACAAATAAAGCAGTAGGATCTCGATACTCGGCAATCTGTCCGTTTAAAGCGATTGGAACAATAGCCGCAGATCCATCAATATTGATAGATCCAATTTGGCTAAAAGTACCAGAAGAAGTAGGACAAGTCTCAATTGAAACAGCCCAAAAAGCAGATCCCGCAGTAAAAGAGGTGTAAGTATTCGAGATTACGACAGCGTTGTAATCTTCTAGGTTTCTAGGATTAAAGGAAATCGCGGTTTCCGCAGTAGTTGCGGTTATGGTTACTCCTTTTTCCCGTAACACCGTAGACTGATCGGGTTCTAGTCTGGGATAGCGTTTTAGATTTACAAACTCAGGCATGTTATTCTCCTATGCGACGATTGGAACATCTTTAATTCCCCAGAGTCTCGCAATGGATTTGCGCTGGAAAAGTCCGATCCCCGCATCCCATTCGATTTCCTCTAGGACCGCAGGACCTTCTGAGTCTTGCCCCTTGCTGTAAACTTGCAAAGGTTGGACTTGAATCCCTTGTAATCGCAGATCCCCTAGGGATACGAGATAGATAGAAGTCCCTCCAGTACCACCGCCGGGACAAGCCTCGGTAAATCCTAGGATTCTGTTAGCTTGGTTATCTTCATCTATTTCTAAAATTGGAATACCAGCGTAGTACATTTGGGGCATTCCTAACTCGTTTTGGCTAAAAGTAACGTATCCACTAATCCCAGTATTGCGGGCTGCGGTGGATAGTCTAGCAGCAAAAAGTTTGTCCATTATCCAATGAGTTGGAAAATCAACATACTTAAGTAAGGTGTCGAGTTTTCCTAAAGAAAGTGCATCCCCTCCGCTAGTATTCCCTGCTGCTAAAAGTTGAGTAGTAGAATCTTTGGTTAGGGCTTGAAGTCCGTTGTACTCGCGGTCATTAGACTCTCTGGAGCCTTTGATGAATAGACGATCAAAGTACAAGCTAAAGGCTTGAATTTTATCGCGTCTAAAAGAAGCTGTAGATCCAGGCATACGAGCCTCTAAAGCCCTGTCAACCGCAATAGATCCAGTATGAATGGCAGTTGAATAAATTGCCTTCGTATGGGTTCCGAGTCCTCTTACGCTGTTTTCGTTGAGCCGTCTAACTCCGACATCTCCTAGGGTGGTTTGAATTTCGACTTCGATACTACCCCCCGCAATAGTTCGGAAGGGTAAAAACGGCAAAACTTTAGAGCCGGTGGCAAATTGCAGAACAAGCTCTGCGTACCTATCCATCCCCTCATTAAAGCTACGATTTGCCGCCTCCAACAATGTAGCTGGTTTATAATCGGGCATTTTTTTTAATACCTAAATAATTTGGATTACGGCATCGCGCCGACAACACTACTCGCTAGTTATTGTCTTTTTATCGTAACAAAAAAATAGCCTAATAGGTAAAAATACTTACTAGGCTATTTTGTGGGCTAATTCAGATTAGAGTACAGGCTCGGTAGGAGCTTCGGGAGTGGGTTCTACGGGAGGTTCTACAACAGGAACATCGACTACAATGGCATCGCTTAAAGCGTCTACGCCTGACTTGATAGCTTCTAAAGCTTCGATTTGAGCAGAGATATCAGCATCAGGGACTTTTAAAGCATTAATTACTGACTGTAAATTAGCTTTAATTTCAATTGATTCGTCGTCAACGCTAGTTCTAACAGCGTCAATACTAGCGGTTAAGGCATTAAGTTGTTCGGTGGTGATTAGAAATTTATTCATGAGAAACTCCTTTAGATCGGTAATTGCGGTCAAAATAGACGATAGGTCAACTCCTATCAAAAATGGTGCTACCCCATTGGTTTGGGTTTGGGCTTTTTCTTCTTTTTCTTCATTAGTCGGCATTTTTGAGTTGTTCTTTTTTCTTAATTGTATGCTTTTCGCGCTTCATTAAGTGGCTCGTTTTCACAATAAATCTTTTTTGTTCTAGTTGTTGTCAGCATCCTTGGCTACTACACCGTTGGCTGCCAATCCTATTGTAATAGCCTATTGTAATAGCCCATTGTGCGAGCTTATAGGTGAGTGGAGCGTCTCTTAATGTGTGATCAATAATCCAATAAGCGGCGATCGCGCTAATTAATCCCGATATGGTCGTCTTCCAATTCTTTCTTAGGTAGGGTTGAATTAAAGATTTTTTCATTTCATTTTATAGCCCGTAGAGCGCTTGTAAAATTCCTCAAAAGTTTCTCTTGTTCCCCCACGATTTTTAATGCCTTGAGTAATACCAGTTCCACGTATATCAGGTTTCTCAAACAGATGCCCCCATACCGTTGAGCTTGTTAGTTCAACGATTAAATCTTTGGGAGTTTTGGGCTTTCCATCATCACCTCTATCCTCTGCCAATCCTGTAACATCAAGCACTGTGAGAGAACCATCAGCCTCAACTTGAATCCGATCTTTTAAAACGTTTTCGTAGAGGATGTCAAACATTGATTTAGCTGTGGCATCAATATTATCCTCTTTACCTCCAAGCTGATAGTAGTATTTTTGAATAGCGGTTTTTTTGCTATTTTCTGCTAATTGCTTTTCTAGTTGGGTGGTTTTTGCCTGTTGAGCGTCAAGGGCTTTTTGCTTGGTTTCTGCTAGTTCCTTAAATCTTTGATCAGTGATAAGTTTGTCTTGTTCGGCTTTGTGCTTAAGCTCTTTTAGTTCCTTGTATTCCTCAATATCAATTGTTTCAAGTTTAGATTTAAGTTCTTCATATTGCTTGATCTGTCTTTCTAGCTCTTTACGTCTATTGCGCTCTTGTTCTAAAGCTTTTTTGCCGTTGTCCCCTAGTGGAGCGTCAGACTCCTTCGGCTCTGGGATAATTTCGGGGTTTAAATCGTCAATTTCTGCCATAAAAGTTCCTACATTTTAGTTGTATCTAAAACAATTGTACTTAATAAGTCGGTTTTATTGCACCATTCAAAGATTATATCTAAAAATCTTTTGTGCAACAATTGGGGATGGGGTGGATTGGACTCAGGATTGTACTGTTGAACGATATCTAGAATATCACCCGCTCTAGCCATTTCGTTGAAAAGTATTTCTGGGTTGCCATTTTCAATTTTTAAAATAATGGATCTATCATTAAGGAAATTTGCTGATTCAGGTAGTACGTTACCTTTTCTGTCGCTATTTTTGAGGCAGACAATATTAAGCTTTGAGACTGGAAAATTTAACTCCCTCAGCCTCATGTAGATCATTCTTGCGAGTATTTGATCGCTCATCCTTTGTATGCCTCTGCTTGCCATGGAAAAACAGGAATACCTGTTAGTTTTACTAACTTAAATATAGCTTGATTCCATTCTGATTTAATTGCTTGAATTGGAGTTGTTGCCATTTCCGCCCTAGCCTCATTGTCGATATCAAGGATCTTATATTGTGGTTTTACGGACTCCTCATCTAGTCGGGCTTTGATTTCTGGCATTGAATCCAATAATGTCTGCAACTCTAATAGCCAAGCGTCTCCCCTTTCAGTAAAGAGAGAATCAACTTCTGCCACAATGTCAGTTAGTTTATTGTAGGGGTATTCTAGAAAGTCTAGGATGTTTCTATAATCACTTGTTCTTATTGAAGCTGTCATGTTAAAAAATACTCAAAAACGTATAGAGCAGAAACTAAAGTCTATTCTACCAAAAGCCACCTATCAGCCTAATCAAAAGCAGGTATCCATAAAATACCTTGGCAGAACAATAAATCTGGCTACGTTGGGCGGGGGAATTGCTAGGAACACTAGGATTAGATAATTATTCATCTTCCCTAAAGTCGGACTGTCGCTTAAACAGTTCAGGATGCGATTCTTTGAAAATTTTCCATAAATCCTTAACTTTTCCTCTCAGTTCATCGTGTCTTTGCTGATCTGAATAGCGATCCTCTCTAGCTTGACGCTCCATAGCTTCTACCCTAGCAGCGTGGATCTTCTGCTCGGATCTAAGTTCTTTCATGCTGTCCTTGATTTCTACCAAAT